CCCCCAACTTCAGGTTATTAGTCTTCGACGGGAGTCCATCCCCATCGAAGTCGAGAACCACTCGAGTCCAAACGCGAAGCCCCATGAACATAATCCACGGAACAACTTTCCCCGCGTTGGACGGCCCAGGTTTGCAGGTACAAATAGTTCTCAAGGGCAGCTTGTTCCTTTTTGCTGGCCTTGCTAACTTTCCCTGCGGCCAAATGGATACAGCGGTACCCGTCGCGTTGCCAGTCCTTTTGGGACCAGGCGCGAAGATGGGTATTCCTCACCTTGGTGGTATAAACCGCCAAAGAGGTTATTCCCTCCGGATTAAGGACCCGGTGGACATCACCTGTATATGTGAGGTTCTTGTTGCTGGAGAAGAGGATGCTGTTAGCCCCATTATACATGGGGGGACCAGCAATTCTATCAAACAACAAGCGTTGTACGAGGCTACGTCTTAAATTGACAAAGCCTCGATCACCGGCATGGTTAGCCAGTGATACCATCGATGCAACACTCTCAGGGCCTATCTTACCCCGATACCGCTCAACTCTGAAGTAGAGCGGTGTCACATCTCCCCCGTTATGATAATAGCCCCCGCAAGATTCGCGAAAGGCTTGATTACCAGTGAAGGACTTCTTAGAATTAACTTCGAAGCCTAACGTGGTAAGGATCTGGGTGACATACGGCGTCAATCTAGCATCGACGCATATGTCGTCACCGTAAACAGCTGCTGGCTCGTAGGTTTTACGACCAGACTCAATGAATCGAGCTCGCGATGAAAATAACTTGCGAGTTGTCTTATCGATATCATTGAGCCAAGGGGAGTCGATATCGACTCCATCACCGACAGCTTTCCCATGTGTGTGCAGAATCGCAGCGTACCCGACAATAGCGGAGAAAATAAGACACTGTACAGGAAAGCACAGTGCGGAGCCCATTGGCGCAAATTTCTTCACGTCTCTGACGCTCCTATCCGCAATGCGCACCTTAGAGGTGCGCGTGGCGAGCAAGTGATAG